TGGTGCTCCAGCTTGCCTTCTGAATACCTTGCCTGGGTATATATCTAAGCCTTGGCCTGGTACTAAGTTAGTTTCATCTATTTCTATTAGTAAGTTGGAAGATAAAGCAGCATTATCTACTGCCATTCTCATAAACCCATTCATAATCTCCTGAGTATCGTCCATGTTCTCAGCCAGACCTACTCCAAAGAAAGAATATGGGTTTATTTCATAAGGTACAGCATGGTAGGGGATTTTATTAGGAGTAAATGGGTTTAATACAAGTCTAAGGATCTCTCCATTACAGACCCAAGTGTTAATCTGCACTTGATCTTTGTTCTTCATCTCTTTAGGAAGAGTCAAGTTAGCCTCTACAGCTAATTCTGTGTCCATTACTCCCCAATACTCCAGAACCTCATACCTGTTAATTCGATAATGAGACTGATTATCTTCTAAAGCAGATTCCCAATGTTCTTGAGAGTAGTTAACTCCTTTTTCTATAGCTATTTCAATAGCCTCATCTCTGAAAAAAGGTCTATTTTTCAATGCCCTTAACTGAGTTTTAGACATTCTATGTCTTTCAATGGCGTATTCAGCATCTTCCATGCTCCTAGAGTCTGGATCTGGGTAGAAATTCCAAATAGACACAGACTCTATTTTAGGTATGGTTTTAATCTCAGGGGAATACTTACCTGTTTTATCCCACTTAGGGTATTCTCTGTCAAAAGCAAATGGGCCTTTTAAAACTCCAGTACCAAAAAGAGACATATCAAATACACAATTACGCAGATGAGTAGAAGCGTTACTTTCTTCTAGTTGGTCATGGATATTCTTTTCCATTAACTCTGCAGTTTTCTGTGCTGGATGAAATACTGCAGAAGCTGGGCTACTACCTACTCCTTTTCGTAAAGATTCTTCACTTATTTCCTCTACTTCTTTTTTTACAATACCTAATCTAGTCTGAATATCTGCTCTATTTAGAGTATTAGGTACTATTTTAATTTTATTTTTTTTCTGTTCTTTCTTCAGTGCGTCTTCATTTGGATCAAAATAAATTGAACTTTCTGCGCCTAAAGGAAGATTAGGAACATCAATACCAATAGGAAATTTAGATCCAGCAAAAAGTACATCTACAATTTGAGCATATGCAGCTAGAACTTTGGTCTTAGTAATTTTTACAAATATCTTACTTTTTTCTTTTTCAGTAAACTGCACATCTGGGCCGTACAAGCCTCTGTAGTTCTTATAGGCTTTTAACCACCTAGACTCATCTTGCTCCCTCCAGCGTTTTGATCTTTCAAATTTATACCGCACAAACTCTTCTAAAGCGTATAACTCTTGGTCTTCATCAAAATTATCTTCTCCTCCTTGTTTATCCTTTAAGTAAGAAGATTCTTCATTCTCTGCATTACCTGCAGAATTACTGTCTAATCCGTCATTCTGTGTTGCTGACATTAAAGCCATAGTTTTTCTCTTATTCTCTATTATTAATACTAGTATCCAAATGTTCTAGATGAGGGTGACCAAGATTCTTTAGAACTTTTCTCGTACATACCCCAGTCATCAAATGGTGACGAGGATCTGGGCCTTGACATAATTCCGTATCTTATAGAGTCATAGGCGTGATCTGAGGCAAATCTAGGATCTATATCGTCTGTACCTTTAGGATCTGTAGGTATGACAGGTAGATCTGCTATGATTTGTCTGCAGGTATTAAAAAAGATTATTCCTGATATTTCTTCTATTTCATTTTCTTCTTCTGTCTCTACCTCTTCTACTCTTAATAATTCATGTAATCTATTTCTTCCTGCTACTCTAGCACCATTAGTTCTGTCTGAAGGTCTCCACCTACATCCCATGCTTATCATTTCTTCAGCTATAGACGGCCCTATTTGTCCTCGTTGATGCCAGCAAGAAGAGTCTAATATTCCGTAGTCTACGTTATCATCTTCTTCTAGATCTAATATCTTTTCAGCCAATTGTTTAGCTGTATGGTGAGAAACGTATAACTCTCTGTAAACATACAATGTTTCATATTGTGGGTCAATAGCGAACCAATGTACGGCAGAATGAGAAGAGTAGCCAAAGTCACAGGATCTAAACTTCCTCCAGCTATACGGAATATCAAAAGGAGTAGTTACATGAGTAGAGTGTCTAAATTCCTTAAATGCTGCTCCATCAGCTATAGCCCAGTCTCCTTCCAGTAACTGCCTCCTCTGCATTTCTGGCAAAGAAAGAAGATTAGCCTCATAAGATCCTTCTTCATATAGATAAGGATTATCTTTCAGAGTAGCTGGAATAAACTTTCTATAAAAAAGAGGTTCACCAGACTTAGCATGAGCCTTAGGGTACGCGAGTACTTTACCTGTATCTATGTCTGTAGCTGCAAATGCTTCATTGAAAGGTGCTGGATCAATAAACATTCTCTTAACCCATTGATGCCCTGGGCCACCTGGGTTAGATGTTGCTCTCATGTATATAGGTAAGTCAGGTGCTGTAGTTCTTAGTCTACTCCTCATGTAATTCCATGAAAAAGGAGTAGCATGCTGAGTTAGCTCATCAAAGCCTATATAGGAAAAGGCTTGTCCTTGGTAACGCAATACATCTTCTTCTCTTTCTAAGTATGTCATCCAGAGTCTAGCGCCAGAAGGAAATACCCATTGACTTTTCTTTTCCTGCCATTTTGAACCTGGGTAAGCTAGGGGATATAATTCCTGACTTTTCCAGACTAGTTCTCTTAGCTCATCATTAGTTCTTCTTAGAATTAAGCCATTGAACTGTTTATGCCCGAAATAGCGCATAGGATCTGCCAATAAACCAAAACTCTTTCCTCCTCCTGCTGCTCCTCCATACAGTACTTCTCTCTCAGGTGCTGCCAGAAACTCAGTCTGTGGACCTTGATTAGGCTGAAATACAATATTTTTATTTAGTAGTTCCTGTGATTTATTATTTGGAGTAGGAGTATCATCAGCCAGATCTTTAGAAGTTATTACTTTATCTGAAGAGTCTAATCTTTCTTGTATATCATCCAGTAGTTGTTGTTCTTGCTTCTCTAATCTTTCTTTTTTCTTTTTATTCTCTATCTCTACTTTCTTTAAATTAGTAGGATCTTTGTGCCATATTTGTCTATCCTCATAAACTCTATTGTTTATATTTCTGAGAGTATGAGGGGATAAAGTCTTCCCGTATTCTAAGAATGATTTTTGAGATGATGCCCATTTAGCTGCATCTACTAATGATACTTGCAGATAGTCCAGACTGTCTATGGCTTGTTCTAGTATTGTTATCTGGGGCCAGTGAGGAGCATAGACATTAGGGAAGTAGTAATTATCATCGATTGGAATTTTTGAAGATGCTTTTAATTTCTCTAGATCTTCTAGAGACAGTTGATCAAGTAATTGATCTAGAGGAAGGTAGCCTACAGGACAGTTCAAGATGGTGGTAGCATACATGCAAGTGAGATTCTTCCATGCATCTACATATTTAATGTATCTAGGTATAGGATAAGAGATTAAATATACTTTTTCAAATAACTGTTTTAATTCTTTTTTTCTTTTATCCTTATTCTCTTTTTTTTGTTGAGGAGTGAGTCTTTCTGTAGCCAAAATCAATTCACTGATTTTATAGGGTTAGAAGTTTTGGGAGGTAGAATAAATATTCCTCCAGTATCAGTAGTATTTATTTCTATGGAAGCAGGTTTGGAAACTCCTACTCTATCCAGAATCTCTTTAGAGGCACTTACTACATTCTTAGCGCCTAGCATGGTTGGATCATCCAATACATTGACTAGTCTACTGGTAGCTTTAGGTGCATTCAAAGCTAGTAGAAGTTTAGTTCTTTCAATAATTTCATCTTTCAGAACTGATACTACAGAAGTAATAGAAGTAGATTTGTGATACCCTGCTAATTCCATTGCTCTTCTGATATTACCTCCATTCTCAGGGTCTGTTAACTCATCTAAGAATTTCAGTTGTTTCTCTGTATACTCTTTGCCCTTAGTCTTCTGTAAACCAAAAGGAGAATTTTTAGGTAGAGAATATACTTGATCTGTTTCTTCTATCTCTTCTGCATCATTCTTCATATTCACCAATTCTTACAAGACCAGTATCGGGCTTTAGTTTTAGGGCCAGAATTATCACAGTTGTGTCTGGCACGGAATGATTTACGTCTGGCAGGATCTGATTTTCTAATTTTCATGTTAGGGTCACCAAAATTAACTTTGATGATCTTGCCTGTCTTAGGGTTTTTTACATAGACACTAAACTTCTTAGGGCCATTAGGAGTACGAACAGGTTTATTCAGAGTTTTATTCTTATACTTACTCATCTACAATGCATCTCCTTCATCTATAAATTCTGTGCTTGTATTTTCTAGAAGAGACTGAATCTTTTCCAAGTACAGAGAAGCATCCATTAGCTCTTCTTGAAGATGAGTACACCAATGAGCTAATTCCAAATCTTTTCTGTCAAGAGAAGTTCCGTACTTCTTTATACCTTTATTACTTCTTTCTCTGTATTTATCAATTAAAGATTCTACTACAGAGTCTTTTCCCTCGTAGTCCATATTTCTATTTTTACTCCGTTATTTACAAACTCTATTTTATAATCTGAAAATCTATTAGCTAGATAAATATCGTAGTTAGAGAAACAAAAAAGGACATACTCTTCTCTAGTAGCCCTGTTCATGCCTTCTACAGTATTTGTAGCGTAGTCAATACATAAATTAAATATATTAGTGCTTAATTCTTCTGAGGAACTGAAAAGATTTAGCACGTCTCTTTCCAATTCCTCAAAAGGGATGTTAATAAACATACTTGTACAGGATACCTACTTAATCCTTCTTTTTTTGTATAGAAGATTTAACTTTTTCAGATAAGTCTTTAAAATGGAATAAGCGTTTACTGGAAGGAGTATGTTTTACTCCTGTGTGCAATTGTCCATTAGGCATTTTATGAAACTTACCTGTGTATACAGTTCCATTTCTAAAATAATGTTTTACCCCTAGAGCCATAGTCCTTCCTATGTATTCCTGTCCTTCTTCATAGCAGCAGCTTTCTTCTTAGCCATGTCTGCTCTGACTTGCCTCATATCTCCTTTCTTCAGATCCTTCTCTGATTTTGAAGCTGTTGAAGCTACACCTCCATCCTTCATTTTCTTCTTCTTACCACCATACATAGCACCACCACCCATCATTCCTTTCGTATCTTTCATATTTTTATTTTCTTTTTCATCCTCAGTGCCTACTACCTTACTACTCCTAATCTTGCCTACCATACCTCCAGTAGCCATTTTAACAGTCTTAGCAGTACTCTTACCTGCAGCAGGAATAGATGCTCCAGCTTTAGCGTTAGTCATTTTAGCCATACCCCCTGCTTTCATCTTTGTAGAAGCTACTTTCTTAGCTGCTGCCTTACCTTTCTTCGTATAAGGGAATTTCATTGTTTTCCCTGACTTAGTTTTTACCATTGGCATAATACAGATCCTTTATTCAGATACATAAATAATTAGGCAATTAAATAATTAAATTTACTCTAACCCTACAGATTCACCACTAAATAAATAAAATAAAAAAATCAATCCATAAATTATTATTACAGTATATATACTTAATACTTACAGTATGTATATATTATGTTCCTTAGTAGTACATTTAATTATTTGTATATATACTTAATACTTACAGTATGTATATATTATGTTCCTTAGTAGTACATTTAATTATTTGTATATAGATATATATAATATATTAATTAAAATTAATTAAAAAAAATATATTTACATATTGATTGAAATATGATATTAATACTTTATCTTTAGTACTTGAAGAGATAATGTCTTATCTCTGAATAGTACGGTAGTTGTACTTTTTATTAATTTAATTTTATATCAGCTTCAACTTAGTCTTCCTTTTATTCTTTTTGTTTTTATTATTTATTTAATTCTTTTTAAATTATCTGCTAGCTATTATAAATTATTTACTAGCTATTTAACTAATATCAATATGATTCTGAGTATAAACAGTTATAGGCTTGTAATAAAAAGATACTTAACTAGACATACACATATTTATAATAATCTTAAATCTTAATCAATGCCTACACAAAAAAATAAAGTAGAATTATTAGAATATGCTGGATCTGATATATCTCATGCCAGAGCAGCATGGGCTTCTACTAATCAAGAAGTTACTCCAGATAAAATAAAAAGAATAGCTAAACTACTAAAGTTTCTAGCTGATAATGAACATGGAACTCCCTTTGAACATTCTATGTTATCTTTCCATATACAAGGAGATATAGCTTCTCACATCCATTGCTTGAAACATAGAACTGGAGTTTCTATAAATACTGAATCTGCTAGGTACAAAGAAATGAAAGATGATCTTTTTTACCTACCGGAAGAATTTTCCTACCAAAATAATGATGATTTACCTGACTCACCTAGCTTGACAGGCTTAGTAGAAGATCTACACACTCTGTATCACCAGATGCTTACTTTTCTAGTAGAGGATAAAAAAATAAATAGAAGTAGAGCCAAAGAAGTAGCTAGGTACATTTTGCCTTACTCCCATCAACTCAGGTGGGTAATGACCTTCAATTTCAGATCCTTTATGCATTTCCAGAAACTAAGAAATTCAGAACATGCTCAGGTAGAAATAAAAGAAATAGCTGAGAATATGCTGGATCTAGTTAAATATCAGACTGATAGCAAATTTACTCACTCTCTAAAAGCATTTAATTTATAATAATTTATAGTAATAAATAATATAACTTATTATCATCCTATTCACTATATAGTTTTCTAGTATAGAAATACTAAAATTATGTACTGGTTGTATACGGTAACGTATACCCCCCACCTGTCACATCCCACTGGAAATCATTGACGATTTTTTTCTCACAAGATTTTTCTCATAAAACAAGAAAAATATATCGCATAATAAATTTATTCTTTCGTAAGAAACTTAATTTTTCATGATAAAAACCATGAGAAAAATAATTGGCTATAAGTTTGATAATATATGATATGGAACTCATAACCACATACTAAATATCTTTTAAATGTGCATAAAAAAAGATTTGTTCTTCCTTATTTAGACTTTAGTTTTAAATTGCCTAGCGCTTAGATGAAAAATTTGCCTAGCAGGGAGATTGCTTGCGTGAACAAATAGTCTAATCCTTACCTAGACAAAAACTAATCCACTACCGATCTTCTACCTTATAACTATAAGTTATAACATTATATCTTCAGACTATAACTAGCAAAGGATTGACTGGGAAAACTAGATAGATTAAAAAATAGAGTTTTTGTTCTGATCTCAATAAAAAAAGAATATTTATTTGATTAGTATTAAATAGTCAATGAAAGGAGCAAGACAAGGCGGGAATAGATAGGCAAGTAGTAAACTATCAGCAGGACAAAAAAAAGCCTAGTATGATAGACTTGAACATCCAAAATACTAGGCTAGATAATTAATTAGTTATTTACTTATTTTAGTCCATACTTTGTTGAATGTGAAAGTTTGCCTCCTTCATTTTCGAAAATCTGTTTTTCGACATAATCATCAAATAACTCATAAACTTTCTGCCTGTTACCTTTAAAGCCAAACTTTTTCTTGATGCAAGCATAAGCGGATTGACTAAATTTTAATCCTTTAATTTCTGATTTTAGTTGTTGGCGCAATACTACTAATGAATAGATTTTGATATCGTTGCCCTCCAGAATCATATTGCCTCCTTTGATAGTACTTTTTGATTAGCCAAACTCTTTGGCTTGACCAATCTTAAATCTTCTAGATGTTGAATAGGATCAAAAGATTTGCTATTGATTGTCTTTACAATCTTACTCTCCAAAAAAGCAGTGTAATCAGTAGACTTTTCAACTTCCTTTTCTAAAGAAGTTTTAACTAAATCTAGTTTTAACTTACTATCACAATCATTTATCCTAGAAGGATAAAGATTGAGCAAATCTTTTACAGTCATATTCAATAGCTCATCTTTGTCTGGACTATCACAGATAGATGAAACTTCCTTATACATATTTTCTGAGCTATTTCTGATGACAAATAAGTTAAGTAATTCGTTAGTAATGATCATTTTGATTTTCTTGTTTAAGGATTGAGAATAAAAACAAACAAAAAAATCTGGTAGACAATAAAAATTACTATCTACCAGACAAAAAAAGTTTAAGCTATGTACGTTACTTCGGCTAGTTCATTCCTCACGTCGACAGGTAATAAAGATAACCAAATAGTAGAGTTTTGGATTTGACTTACTTTAACCTGCTTGTCATAAGTTGAAGCAGATTGATGGTCTTTATCCGTCTCTTTTAAAGCAACAAGTTTTTCATGACTAGCCCAGAAAGTTAATGCCGAATTTAAATCGTACAAAGTAATATTGCCATTACCAGTACGAGTCAAAGATTCTGCCCTGGCTTGCTCTTTTATCAGTTCCCCAGTTCTCGACAAACCTGATTTGCTCTTTCTAGACTCTTTTTTTGCAGTATCGGCAAACCCTGCATTTTTTAAAATCTCGCTGATTAGTTGATCGTCGACTATTACATCAACTTCAGATCTGATTTTTTTCATAGCTATAGCAAACTCGTATCTAGAGTTTAGTAGGAACAAGTCAATTGAATGACCTAACAAGCTAAGATTTGTAGATCGG